AGCAGGCTATCGTAGGCCAAGAGATCATGCCCTCCATGAGAGCTATGATGACAGCAGGCCCAGCGCTTGATCGTGACAACACTGCAGGCTACAACTGTAGCTACCTACCCGTAGATGACCCTAAGTCCTTCGATGAGGCTATGTACATTCTCCTCTGCGGGACGGGGGTTGGCTTCTCCGTTGAGCGCCAGTTCATCAGCAAGCTCCCAGAAGTACCTGAGTTGTTCGAGAGTGAGTCTGTCGTTGTCGTTAAGGACAGTAAGGAAGGCTGGGCTAAGGGGTTCCGTCAAGTTCTTGCACTCCTCTGGGCTGGTGAGATCCCTAAGTGGGATGTATCACAGGTACGCCCTGCAGGTGCAAGGCTTAAAACGTTTGGCGGTAGAGCATCAGGCCCAGCGCCACTTGTAGAACTATTTAACTTTGCTGTCTCAACATTCAAGGCCGCACAAGGGCGTAAGCTTAGCTCTATGGAATGTCATGACTTGATGTGCTTCATTGGTCAGATCGTAGTCGTAGGTGGTGTGAGACGTTCAGCTATGATCTCTCTGTCTAACCTGAGTGATGACCGTATGCGTCACGCTAAGTCAGGACAGTGGTGGGAGACAGCTGGGCATCGTGCCTTGGCTAACAACTCTGTATCATACACTGAGAAGCCAGACATGGAAACATTCATGCGTGAGTGGCTGTCTCTGGTTGAGTCTAAGTCTGGTGAGCGTGGTATCTTCAATCGTGAAGCATCCAAGAAGCAAGCAGCTAAGTTTGGGCGGCGTGATCCTAACTATGAGTTTGGTACAAACCCTTGTTCTGAAATCATTTTACGTCCGTATCAGTTTTGTAACTTAACGGAGTGTGTAGTACGTGCAACGGATAGCATTGAAGATCTTGAGCGTAAGGTTAAGCTTGCTACCATCTTGGGTACTATCCAGTCTACCATGATTAAGTTCCCCTACCTACGTAAGGTATGGCAGAACAACACAGCAGAAGAACGGTTGCTTGGCGTGTCTATGACAGGCATCATGGACAACCCTCTTATGACAAACAAGAACGAAGGATTGGAGAAGACACTTGAGCATTTACGATCCATTGCTGTGGCTACTAACGCTGAGTGGGCTGAGTTGCTTGGCATCCCTGCTAGTGCTGCTATCAGCTGTGTTAAACCTTCGGGTACAGTATCACAACTGGTTGATTCTGCTAGTGGAATTCATGCTCGTCACAGCCCCTATTATATTCGTACTGTGCGTGGTGATAACAAAGACCCACTAACAAAGTTTATGATTGATAAGGGTATCCCTAATGAGCCTTGCGTTATGAAGCCTGACAGCACTGTAGTGTTCAGCTTCCCTGTCAAGTCTCCTGAGCAGGCAGTCACACGTAACGATATGACAGCAGTAGAGCAGCTTGAGTTGTGGCTTACCTATCAGCGACACTGGTGTGAGCACAAGCCAAGCGTAACTATCTCAGTTCGAGATTCTGAATGGCTTTCTGTGGGGGCTTTTGTGTACAAACACTTCGATGAAATGTCGGGTGTATCATTTCTGCCACACTCAGATCACTCCTACCAGCAAGCACCCTATCAGGACTGCACTAAGGAGCAGTATGAAGAGATGCTGGAGCTTATGCCTAGCAGCATTGACTGGGAAGAGCTTAACGATTACGAGAGTGAAGATAACACAGTGTCTATGCAGACTATGGCCTGCTCTGGTGACAGCTGTGAGATCGTGGATCTAGTATGAGTTACGTAGTAGTAGGCACAGACCAGTGTGAGTTTTGCACTAAGGCTAAGCATCTGCTACGAGAGCAAGGGGTAGGCTTCACGGCCTACTCACTAAGTTCACAAAGTAGCAAATGGCTATTGACACTAATTAAACAAGCAGGTATGACTACCGTACCACAAATCTGGGACAGTGAGGGTAAGCACATAGGTGGTTACACGGATCTAACCAAACACCTTGAAAGGAAATAAACAATGAACATACTCGCTATTTTTGTAATGTCTATCTTCTTATCACTGAGCATTGCTGAGGATAAGGCAGTTGAAGAAGTTGCTAAAGTTGAAGAGTCTGTCACTATCACAGTAACAGAGTAAGACAAAAGGCTCAGCGTTACGGCGCTGGGCTTTCCTTTAACATGGAGATACCATGCAGTTAGATCTGTTTAATAGGAAAAGTGTGATGTTGAAACCTTCTAGTAACAAAACACGTCAGTGCAATAAATGTTCAGAGGTTAAAGACCTAGAAGACTTTCATGTACCTTACTATAAAAAGAACAACGAAAAGGGGAGAAGCCATACATGTAAGAGTTGCATTAAAAGACAAACGCAAGAGACTAGTGAACTAAGAAAGCTACACCCTACTCCTGAGGACTGTCTATGTCAACTATGTGGCACATATAGTAACAGGTTGCATCTTGATCATAACCATACAGATGGTTCCTTTAGAGGCTATCTCTGCGCTAATTGCAATCAAGCACTAGGTAAGTTTAAAGATAGCATAGACAAACTAAAGAAAGCGATAGCATACCTTGAACAACATTGAACCCCTAGCCAAACCAACACGTACTCGCCGTAAGACAACCTACAAGGGAGCCTCTTCTAAGCCTACCTCTGGTATCTTACCTAAGACAGAGAACCAAGGCAAGCTAATCAATGCTATCACTAACAGCAAGCAGGTGCTTATCCTTGGCCCTGCTGGTACTGGTAAGACTTACGTTACAGCTACATGTGCAGCAGACTTGTACACACTCAAAGAGATTGACAAGATTGTTATCACACGCCCTCACGTAGCTGTAGGTAAAGACATTGGGTTCCTGCCAGGTACACTAGAAGAGAAAGCACAACCATGGGCGTTGCCTGTGCTAGACGTACTAGTGAAACACTTAGGGCGTGGCGCTGTTGATACAGGTGTAAAGAATGGTAACATTGAAGTAGCTACACTAGCGTTGATGCGAGGGCGTAGCTTTGACAATGCGTTTATCATTGTAGATGAAGCACAGAACATAGACATACCAGAGATCAAGATGCTGTTGACACGTGTAGGTGAAGGTAGTACTATTGTACTCAATGGTGACATACAGCAGTCTGACTTGAAGGGTACGTCTGGTCTAGCTAAGATCATACACCTAGCTAAGAAGCATATGCTAGATGTACCCGTGGTAGAGTTTGGCATTGATGACATTGTGCGTAGTGGTATCTGCGCTGAGTGGGTCAAAGTATTTATGAAGGAAGGTCTGTGAAGTTAGAACAAGAAGCGAAAGCACACGTAGAAGGTACACGCATTAAGTTCTATGATGAGTTAGCCCAACATGCAGAAGCACTAGAGCAACACATCAAGAATAATCTATGGCAGAGTGACGAGAGGAACAAAGCACTAGAGCATCTTATAGCTACAGTACTATGGGCAAGACACTGTGTTAAGAAACACGGTACACAATAAAGAAAAGGGGAGCTTAGTGGCTCCCCTCTCTCGTTTTATAACTTAGCTGACTCATCGTATATCTCTTTGAGATACTCAGCGTACTCTATGAAGAGGTCTATCTCAGCGAAGTTGTAGTCCTCTAGTGATCCTGTTACACCATGCTGCTCTTTCATTATCCTAGCAGCCTCACGGCGGATCTCTTTATTGCCACCAGCCCTGTTAGCTTTACTTGCTAGGCGTAGACGCATAGTCTCTGCACCACCGTAGCCTTCTTCCATCAAGCCAGTGATCTCTTTCTTAGCATCCTTCATGACTTGCTTAAGCATACGGCGGCGTCCTGTTAGGTTTGCCTCCTTAAACATAGAGCTATTGATAAGCATCTGTGTCTTACGCTCAAGTGCTGGTGCAAGCATACCATTGAGAGCCTTATCATATGCTGGGATCTTGCTACGCTCATTAGCCTGCCAAGGAAACATCTCAGCCATAGAGTATGCCTTCTCAGATGCTGTGCGTCCTGGCTTTACAGTGATACCAAAGATACGAGCAAAGGGGTTAGCATCATAGATCTCACCCTCACGTGTAGCAACACGAAGCTCCTCACCTGTGATAGTGTCTGTCTTATCAATGAATGCCTCAAGGATATTATCCACATACTTTGTAGCAGACTGGCTTAAGACGTTGATACCCTCTGCCTGACGTACATCCTTAGCAGTGTCTGTACCCATGGCAAAGCCAACGATCTTATTCACTGCATCTAGTGGGCGTGTAGCACCAGCCAGTAAGTTACCCGCTATCTTATATCCACCCTCAAGTGATGCACCACGTGCGCCCTCATCAGCATTGAACATAATATCTAGTAGATTGTTAATGTCATTACCAAACTGTACGTCACGTGCAAGCTGGCCTACAGCTACCTGTGTGCCTAACTCTTGGAGAAGTTCCCTTGGTACATCCTCACCATTACGCTTCATATTAAAGATGCGCCCTGCTGCCAAGAACAGAGAGAATGGGAAGGTGTTACGAGCATCTACAATAGTGCCACCACCTACTTCAATCTCATTATAGGCTAGACCCTTCTCACGCCGCTCTGTGTCATACTCTGCTGCTGCATAGATAGCTGCAGTACCCACAGTCATACGAGCAAAGGCTTCACGCTCTGTAAGGTCTGTACCCTCTCGCTTGATAGTACGCTTCATGAACTTACCAAGCTGCTCAGGTGCAGCCAAAGGTGACCACTGATATGCTGTAGCAAGTACGTTGTTAAAGAAGCGTCCAAAGGGTAGGATAGTACCTAAGCCAGGTGTGTTAGAGAACTTCTCTGCAAGACCAGCTGTTGTTTCAAGCAACTCACGTCCAACACCCTCTTGGTTCTTAGTATAGTCCTTAGAGAACACAGAACGTAGTGTACCATCAAGTGCAGCACCCAGTACATCCTCATCAATAGGCTGACCAGATACAAGTGCATCCTTGAGTGTAATACCCTTCTCAACACGTAGATACTTATCAAGCTCTGTCATGAACATCTGAGACTTAGTAAAGCTATCCTGTACACGTACACCAGTGATCTGATTGGCAGCTGTAGTAACAGCCTCTACGTTTCTGAACAGCTTACTGTTAGGGTCAATGCCATAACGCTTAGATGTACCCTCAACACCACCAGATAGTGTCTCAAATAAGATCTTCTGAATGTCACTATTCTTATCCAAGAACTTCATGTACTCATCGTGAGTAGTGAAGGGGTCTAACAGGTTACGGATCTTCTGTCCCTGTATTGCAGTTAATGCACGTGCTTGGCGGAACGTTTCCTCTGCAGCCTTAGGGTTATACGCCATCTGCCCCAGCCCTTTAACAGCTAGTGTAGATGAGTTAAACAAGTCAGCCATAGTCTGACCAGCATAATACTGAGAGAAGCCTGCAATGTTCAATGCTGTTGTAGCGGGGGATGAAACAAGCAAGCGCTTCCACACAGACTGACCATACTTATACTTGTCAGACTTGTTCATCTTCTGTAGTTCTTCACCTACAGCTTCCTTAGCATCAATGTCTTCTACAGCTGCATCAATCTTATCCTTAGAAGCAACTATACCAGCGTCCAGAGTCTTGCGTACCTGAGACATAACGTTCAGGGTCTTACCTGCCTCGTTAATTCTCTTGGCAAGCATATCACCCATCTTAACTTTAGAGCTACCTAATTCACCAAACTGAATACCTGAGTACTTTAACATACCCTCATTGATACGGTTTAGCTCTTCCTCTGGGATGTAACGAACAACATTTGTGATCACATCTGAGATAGTCTTATTACGATCAATACCATAGCCAGAGTCTTTAAACACTTTAGCTAGACCGCCTGCACCATCTTCACCTAGCATAATGTTCTTGATAAGATCAGCTGGCATAGCATCTGCTGTGTATGCACTACCCCTAGCCACCTTCTCATTCCATGAGTCAACACTCTCCATGATAGCCTTGGCTGCTTTACTTGACTGCTCCTTGTTAAGGGTAGGTGCAGCCTCTTCAATCACAGCATTAGAGATCTTCTCTAGGGAAGAGCGGGTATCCTCTAAGCCAGATGCACCACGAAACTTACCAAAGCCTAACTGTGCAGCACCAGCAACACCACCAAGTAGTGATGCAAAGCCTGTCTGCAGAGCGCTGTACTCTTCCTGTGCGCCTACTTCAAGCATGACATTCTGTGCCATAACATCCTGTAGTACAGCAGCAGTAGCGTCTAGCGCAACAGTCTGCTTTAGAGCAGTCTTAGAGCCTGCAGCAAACAGTTCTTTCTGTTGCATAAGCATAGCATCTTTAGCTAAGGCACGGCGTCCCTCAGTAGCTACACGCTTGGATACTTCATTGTATGCTTTACCTGCTTGGCGGGTAGTCATACCTTTCTCAACAGCTCTACGTGCAGCCTCAATACCAGCACGTTCACCAGCCTCTTTAGCTGCAGCCTTAGTAGCGCCACTCTTAAGTGCCTCTCTACCAGCCTGACGTACAGATGCCTTGATGAGTTGCTTACCAGTAACACTAAGACCAGCTGCACCAGCACGAGCAATACCACCAGTAGCTACACCAATATAGTTTGTAGGATCAGATGCTGCAGCAAATACGTAGTCTTTAATACCATCTACTGCACCCATGATACCGTCATTGACAAATACGTTGCCTAGCTGGTCATACAGTTGGTATGCCTTAGCAGCCTTAGCCTTGCGTCTATCATCTGACTTACTAATGAAGCGTACCTCACCAGCTGTCGATACAGTGTTAGCGTTGAAGTAACGCATATGATCTACGAAGTCTTCTACAAGTCTGTCTTCATCTACTTCTTGGTAGTCCACACCCTTACGCTCTACCATGTAGTCACGAATAGCTGTGGTGTACTCATAGTTCTTCTTAAGGTCATCCTTCTTTAGAGTGACACTTGGATCTAGTGAGAAAGTGCTAGGTGTCTCTACCTCTGGTGTCAGAGGAGCAGAAGACTTAAAAGCATTAAGCCGTGCAAGGGATTCTTCGTAGCTCATAATTAGTCCTCTACAGGCTTAGGTGTACCGTCTGGATTATGCGTGTCACCATACTCATCCATCCACTCTTCGTAAAGGTTTATCTTCACGACACGTCCACTTACTAGTTTAGTCTCATCCCTAGTAGCTTCTCTGCTTGGACGTGGCTCTACTATGATTGCTTCACCTGTTTCTGGGTCATACTTATCTTTATACTTACGATCCCATGCACGTTGCTCTCTGAGCTTACCTCTACCTGCAGGCTTAGGTTCTATGCTAGGAGTTACAACTACAGGTTCTGGAACTACAGTAGGCGCTGCAGAGACTGGCCCAGTAGGCTCTACTGCATCTCCATCAGCCTCTGTATCCCCTGTAGCATCAGGTGCTTCAATAGAGTACTGCTCCATTAAGGTATCTACATACCCTTCACCCATAACACCTGTGATAGTCTGTAATGCAAGCCTATTCTCAAAGAACTTACCAGTGTGATATACATCAGCATAGTAATCAATGAGAGGCTTAGCAGCTACTATCTGTAGATCTTTAATAGCCTGTGCTTCTGCTCTGTTCATAGCAGCCACCTGTTCAGCAGATGACATACCCGGCTTCATAGCTGCCTGTTTAGCTGCTTTAATATAAGCTTCTGCCTGATCACCCTTAATAGCATCTGCTGTAACCTCTGTGATCTTCTTAGAGAAGTCAAAGGCTTTGTCTGTGTCAAACATGTTACGCTCAGTGAACACCATAGTAGCACCAGGAATGAGTGAGGTATACTCTTCCTGTCTAGCTAGTTGGTTGATCTCAGCTACAGTCATGCCACTACCAAAGTCCTGCTCAGCAAGTTGTTGCTTAACACGAGCCTTAGCACCAAAGCCAAACAGTTGTCCTACAGAGCTTGTATCATCTTCTGGTGCAGCATACTGTGTAGTAGGGCTAACACCATATGTCTTCTTAGCGTACTCTTCTAAGCTCATGTCCATAAGAGACTGGTCTACAGCTGGGATACTAGGCATATTAATGATAGCTTCAATATCATCTACACCCAACCTACCATTCTGGCCTGGTGCATTAGCAGCCTTGTTTAACTTCTCATACAACTCCTGTACTGTACCCATACCAGATGCCATAGCCTGACGCACAAGAGCCTTACCCTGTGGGTATGTTGCCATCAATGCTTCTGCTTGGCGTCCGTACTGTGCAGCCTGCCTAGCCCTAGAGTTACGCTGTGTGATTAAACTCTGGTTACGCTCAGCTGCAGCTTCCTGCTGTTCTTTATACTTCTTAGCTTCTGCGCCACGCTCTTCAATACCTTCTGTGACTTCGCCTAAAAAGGCTGCACCGAATGCTTTCCAATCAAATGCCATGTCTTAGCCCCTTGCCATCAAACCCGTAGGTTCTTCTTCTACAGTTTCTACAGGAGCCATGTCATCCATAGGCTCTTCTTCTACAGGCTCTTCCTGATCTATCAACTCACGTAGCATTTCCTTACCAGGGTCACTTGTATCGTCACCCTCTTCAAGCAGATACTTGTTAGCCAACAGAAGGAAGCGTTGCTTCTCTTTCTCCTCAGCCTTCTTCTTAGGATCAGCATTGGTATCCTTAGCTGTGATACCCATCGAACCCAGTGCCTGCTTTAGGAAGGTGTGAATGACAGGTGCTACCAGCATACCTGCATCAACAGTGTGAAGACCACGAGTTACACCCTGTAAGTAGATACTCTCTACGATAGGGGCTAGGGGTACACCCGCCTCACATAATGCACCAAAGTCATCAAGTACTTCTTGGTTAGCAAGCTTGTTAATGTAAAACTTTGTAACATCCTCAATGTCTGCCATCTCTGGTGGCTGCTCCCACGGAACATTACCGGGTTCCATAGTTAGAGACTGTCCGGGAATAGGTCTATCGAAAAAGTCTTGTTCCATAATTATACCTTACTTAGTGAAACCTGCGCCAAAGTAGAGACCTACGATAGCGGATACGATGTGTGTGTCTAGGGGTGTGATAACAAAGCCACGTGCTGCCTGCCATTGTACTGTACCGTCACCGCCAAACAGCCAGTTAAATAAGCCACCATGTACCTCAGTGTAGCCTACGATAACGCTGACCTCAGGATACCACACAGCAACTAGCTTTGGCAAGACTATAATAGCAAAGATTGAGGATAAGGCTATGAGCCTACGTGTCCATGCGAAGTGTGTGTCAGTCTTGCCATGCTCTCTGGCTTGCTGCATACCACTGATCATCATCTCTTGCTGCTTAGCTTTGTTCTTAGTGTTCTGCCCCCAGATAGACATGACTGCGCCTAGCACGGTGGAGAAGAGCATTGTGATAAGTTCTAGGGGGAGACCAAACATTAGGGATACATCTCATCTTTTAGTTCAGTAGCCCTAGTCCACCTAGTAGCAGCTGAACCTGTATGACCTATAGCAGTAGCAAGTTTATCACTTGTAAGTGTCCCATCAAAGAAGTCTTTTCCTGGTAGAGTTAAATAAGCCATTGCTGCAGCGGCGGCATACTTAGGGTCTTTTACAAGTTCTGGGTTATTAACTAAGTCTACGCCAATAATATCGCCTACTCTCTGGTAATTATCTTTACCTGTTATTTGTACTAGACCACGACCTTTGTATGTAGAACCATCTGTAGCTGATGTGTTACCTAAACTAGCCCCAATAGCATCTGCATCTGGGCCATAGATATAATTAAATAATTCATCACCTGTGGCATTAGTCCCTAAAGCTTCTAGCTTCTGCTTACGTCTTTTGCCCTTTGCATTTAAAGGTCTGTTTAAGTCATTACCCTCGTGCATGTACTTATTGTTTGTTACAAATGTTCTAACTGCGCTTCGTAAAGTATGACCACTCTCAACTAAAGCCCTACCACCTGTTTCAGCCTCAACAGTAGCTACAAAAGCTGCTGCTCTCATGGGGTCTTTTATGTTTTCCTTAGCCCAAGTTTTTACCTTACTAATATCAGGCGCTGTTCCTGCTGTGTTTAGTACAGACTTACGAGTTACTTCTTTTCTAGGGTCTTCTGTTTCTGGGTTTTCCATAGCTTTAATGGTAGCTTCATCTAGCACACCAGATACAGGTATTCCGTTTTGATACTGCCAGCCAGCTAGTTTTCTAGTAGAGCCTTTACCCCACAAGCCATCTGCAGTTATACCTAAGTACTCTTGAGCAGCTTTATTCTTCTCTGGTTCACTTAGTGCACGTAAGCCTGTAGGTCTAGCTTTAGGGCGTGTCATAAGCCCCTCACCTGTGTCAGCCTCTGGAGGAGTGACAGCACTAACACCACCTTCTTCATCCTCAAACTCACGATCTTCTAAAGGTATGCCTGACTGGTAGAACTCACGATCAGGATCTTCTGAGACAGGTGCAGGAGCTTCTGGGTCTGTAGCAGTCTTTAAGAGTTTACCTGCAGTTGAGAGCATACCAGGTAGAGTAACCTTCTCACCGGGGCGAATCAAGTCAGGGTTCTTGATCTGTGGATTAGCATCAATGACATCCTGTACAGGTAGACCCTTCTCTTTTGCAATAGCAGTTAGAGTGTCACCAGCCTTAACTTCAATCTCTTCTACAGTGATAGGCTCAGGCTGTAGTGCATCCTGCAGTACATCCATATCAAGGTTAGGCTCTGGTTCCTCCTCACTCATCTTACCTGTGTATACCTCTGGTATATCAACACCTAGCGCTTCGTACATAGCACGATCTGCTGCGGTTGTATCAAAAGGTAGACCTGTCGATGCTGCAGCACTATCATCAGAGCCGCCATCATAGGGTGCAAACATAGGGCCATCATAGAAAGATGCACCTGAGTCACCATCATCATCACTTTTATCACTAGGTAAGTCTGCACCAGCACCAGAGAAGAGATTAGCTATACTCTCAAAGAAGCCTGGCTCATCATTATTATCATCGTTAGCTGTAGCATTAGAGGTACTACTCATAAGCCCTGATGAGCTAGTAGCACTAGGATTGCCGTAGCCCTCTGAGCCACCTAAGTTGCGAGGATCAGCACTTGTAATACCTTGTGTGTTATAATTGGGCATGTCTTTATCCTTAAGAGAAGATGATGTCTGCAGCGTTAGAAGCAATAGCACCCATGAACGTACCTGCAGCAGCGCTAAGAGCCGAACCACTGTCATCCTCTGCACTCTCGTTTATCTTAGCTACAGCAATCTTAGCATCTCTATCCTTGTCATTCTCTGCAGACTGCCAAGCCCAAGCCAGAGTATCACGCTCACGCTGAATAGCGTTGTTATACCCTGTCATGGTAAAGTTATTAGCAGCTGCAGCCGCATCACGGTTTGCTTGGTTTAGTGCAGCATTGTCCATGGTAGTAATAGCCTGTGACCACTGTGCATTAGCCTGTGCTACAACTAGCTGGTTCTGTGCATTGAACGTGTCACGAGTATTCTGCTGTACTGCATTGAACTGAGACAGTGCATTAGCCTCACCAGAGTTAAAACGCTCCATAGCATTATACTGTTCATTGTTAAACTGATTAATGTTATTCTGTAAGTTAGAGAAGAACATATCAACCTGATCAGAACTAGCAGCATTGAACTGTTTAGCTGCATTAACAGCTGCAGTATCAGAGGTATATACACTAGCTAGGCTCTGCGCTTTAAACATAGCCACTTGCTGTTGGTTACTCATGCTAGTCATATCAAAGTCTAGGAAAGCCTGAGCACGTTGTACATTAACCTGCTGTCTATTGTTTAGGTTAGCCATGTCTAACTGTGACATAGCTGCAGCATCTGCCATAACCTTAGCATTCCTAGCATCTAGGTTAGCAATGTCTACAGTCTGAGCCATACGAGCATTCTCTAGGGCTACTTGCTGTTCAGCTGTGAAGTTAATCTTAGCTACATCAGCGATACGTGCAGCATTCTGTACACGTGACTGAAACTCTTGGTCAAACTCCATACCTAAGAAGTTAGCACGTTGCTCTGCAGCAAACATAGCAGCCTGTTGCTTGTTAGATAAGTTCTGTGCTTCAAAGCTTGCACGTGTCTGAGCATCAGCCATAGCGATAGGTAGTGCAGACTCCATAGCAGCCTGTACAATAGCCTGACCAGCCATAGACGAAGCACCTAGACCACGAGCAGCTAGAGTAGATGTAGCAGCCCTCATAGCTCCTGCAGCCCATGCTGGTGTGTCACCACCCTCAAACTGTTCTAGCAGTCCTGTAAGTTGTCCCTGTACAGTAGCCTCAGTAGATGGAACACCTGTAGCTGCAGCAAAGTTAGTCTCTACTTTAGCACGTTCAAAGTCTACAGCACTAGTTACCTGCATCTCTGGTGTAACTTCTAGGGGTGCTACACCCTCTACACGTTGAGCACGACTTAGCTGTTCAGCTGTTAAACCTAACTGTGCTAACTCAGAGGGAGCCATAGTAGCTGCATCAGCTAATGCCTCAGCACTAGGCTTTCCAGTTACAGCAGTAAGCTTAGACATGACACTAGCTACTTCTGCAGCAGCCTCCTTAGGTGTCATACCTGCAGCTTCAAACTCTTCTGCTAGGGGTGCATTAGCTGCAATGTCAGCCTCTGTCTGAGTAGCAGTATCAGCCACTGCAGCAGCCTGACCCATACCCTCAGCAATCATGCCCTCAGCCTTCTGTGCCTCAGAAGTAAGGGCTACATCAGCCTTAGTAGTCATAGACATAGGGTCTGTAAGAGCAGCAGCCTGTAGCTCTGTTGTGCTAGGTGTGCCTATACGTGCTACGTTTGCACTAGCCTGTGCTAGGTTAGCCTTAGCTACAGTAACCTTGATCTGCTGATCATCTACAAGCTTCTGCATTACCTCTCGTTGAGGGTCATCAGCAGGAAGGCTAGACAGTTGTTGAGATAGAGAGTTTAGTGTACCTTGCTCTTGAGATACAGCAACCTGTGCAGCGTCTAGTGAAGCCCCTACATCAGTAAGTGCTTCTCCTGCTTGAGTGTACTGGTTCTGTCTGTACATGTCTAGCTGTTGAGTATACTGCTCCTGAGCAGCGACACTGGCTTTGTAAGGGTCAGACTCTTTATACTGCTGTAAGACATTAGCTATATTAGAGGCTTCGTTCTCTATGCTTGCACGTTTTCTATAGGGAGACTTTAGTGTAGTCCCATCAGCATACGTGATAGTCCAGTTTCTACTACTGCCAGTTATCTCATAGTCTGTAGGATCTGCTGGTAAGTTACCTGAGGATAGCATTTTAGTAATGCCCGGTATGTTATTCTCAGCACCTGCACCTGTTGATCCACCTGCTATCTGTTCTAGGAAGGGTGCGTAGTCAGCTTCTGTTAAACCCTCAGGTGCAGTAGGTAGACCTTCTATAGGTGTAGAGCTAGTAAAAGACTGTACACTCGTAGGCTGAACGGTAGTAGTAGGCTGACTCATATTAAACCCACCAGTAGTGTTAGGTGTGTTAGGAGGAGGGTTACCAGGCTTATCATTATCAGTGGGGTGTGATCCCTTTGATTCTACACCTCCTGTGTAAGTGTTTTTATAGGTTTGACCTGTCTTAAGGGTGAGGCCACCAGGAGCATAACCCTGCTTCTTAGCCATACCACCAGCAGCCATACCAATGCGTTGCTGTGCTAGTTCAGCCATCTTACCTACACGTGCAGCTGCACCTGGTTGTGAAGCTAAGAACTTAGCCTGCTCATCAGCCTGCATACCCTGCATCTCAGGTATAATCTTACCCATCTGTTCAGGTGTAAACCCACCAAATCGTTTAGCCATTATAATAGTCCTTATTAATTACCTAGCTTCATCCAGATTGCAGCCGCAATGAAGGTAAACACAGCAATAGTTGTTATCTTTACAAAGGTATTCCATATACTCTGACGTGTCTGACGCCATGTATCAAGCAAGCCACGTATCTCACGTATGTCTACAGCAGCTGTTTCATCCTGTAAGCCAAGCTCACGCAGGACTAACTTAGCCCCACGCTTAGCTGCACGATCCAGCATCTCTTCTAGTTCATCTGAGGAGAGTTTGATTTCACTCATAGTTTAACTCATTTTAGCTGGAATGTCAAGTGTTATTACGGCTTAGTGGGCCAATCAGCATCAACTAAGTTAGGCCAGTTAGCGTGGCTTGTAATGTCACGCAGTGCTTGGCGATACGTAGTCATCTCAGCAGTGAGTGTGTTATCAGACAGAGCTAAGTAGTCTGTCTCAGCAATAAGCTCATCACGTGTCTTACGATTAGCTGTAGCAGTCTTAGCATCCAGTGTAGCCTGATATGCAGCCTCATGTTCAGCCTTAGTTGTAGTAGTTTCTACACCATCATCGTCTGTCTCTGTAGTGTCAGCGAACATATCTACTGCTGTGTAGTTAATCATCCAGTAGTTAGCGATAATGTCTTCGCCTACCATGTCAGGCATAGGTGCATCATCTTCTGTGTACTGACCAATGACAGGGCGTGTGGGCAGAGCATTACGCTGTACTGTCTGGTAAGCTGTAGGAGTAGGCTTTGGCCCTTCTAGGACACCTACCATGCCATACTTCTGCATGATACCTGCTGTGATATTCTTAGGGAACGATACGTTAGGGTGTTCCTTGCGTAGATCACCGAATGTGTATGGGAACTGTGTTACTGTTCCACCGTTTATTTTAGCATACATGTTGTGTTCTCCTTGTTATGCTATTGCGTAGAAGATGTAAGTATCTCCAGAATTATTAAAATAAGATGCCTCCACAATAAAACCACTTGAGTTTGGAGATATTGCATCACTAAGGCTTACTTCTGCGCTTGTTAGATTTAGCCTCAACGCTTCACTGCTGCTGGACGTGAGACCCCTATCAGTATCAAAAACAAACCAATTACCCCCTGTTGTATCTCTAACAATCACAAACCTAGCACCTGACGTAAAGCCACAGTCGATAGTCTGGCTTGAGCCATTACCCGTGTAGCTCCCCACCTTCGATATACCGGGGAGGCTTGCGAAGAGGTAGGCTATGTGGCCCAAAGGGTTTTCATTTACGTCATTTGAGGTTCCTAGAGTAAACTCTGTTGCGGTTGGCGTTGTACTATTCCAAGCACTTGTAAGATTATAAGCTGCTGAATTATCATTAAGCGTTAACGCTTTAACATTTCCTAGTGCAGAATGATAAACTCTCCAATTACTAGAATATGGGCGTTGCTTCACCCACATCATCTCTGGTACTACACCAAGGTTATGGCTTACAGTACGCCCTGCTGTTGAGTTCCCCGTGTAAGCAACCACATCGAAATAGCCCGGCGCACGCTTCCACATCCAGCCATAACGAGCTGCATCAGTGCCAGTATTATCTAAACACCCATCGTTAAAATCAAACTGAGCAACACTATCTGTTTGCTCTGAACTAGTAGCGTTTGCAAAGAGGGCTTTGCCTTGCGTTAACCTCGACATTACTTCTGAGTTTCCACCTGTAGTTGTCTTTCTAATAGCCATATCAACAGGAAAGTTGCTGGTTAAAAAAGGTGCAGAACTTGCAGTTTGATTATCAATAGCAAACACCTCAGTCGCACTCTCAGGCACTTTGGTACCACGGCGAATGGCGATGTAGATAATGTTTGCACCGCTAGTGTCAGTCCAGCCGTTGTTTTGTACTTTAAACCCTGTTGAGGTAGGCTCAACTATAGTAGACGCACCCTCTTGGTTACTCAAGTTAGGCCTAAGGTAGGCGTCAGCATTAGCAAGATCATTATCAACAACCATCCCCCGAATGTTGTCTACAATAATCCAATCGTTTGTATTTGTAGTATCTTTAAACATTAACCACTGAGGCTCAAACCCAAGGTCAACTGTCACACCATCTGTAGAGCCATTCCCAGTGTAACTCCCACACTTGATAATATCAGCATCACCATCAGCACCGAACTCACCGTCACCATCGTTGTGGGCGAAGAGGTAGGCGACGTATTCTCTACCTGATGTGTTGTTTTGTATCCCAACTGTAAATACTGAGTTAGTGGGTGAAGTATCATTCCAGTACCCATCATAGTCTTCTTGAGCGGTTGTGGCGTGGAGAGATAAAGACTTTGTAGGGCCAAGAGACCTGTGAAAACTGTTCCAGCCTTCACTGCCGTCAGTTCTTTTAACAATAATCATACCAACAGTGGTCCCAAGATTATGACTAATAGCTCTGCTAGAAGTTCCATCCCCTGTCCATGTCGCCACATCAAAGAACTTAGGGGCTTTGCGGAATGTCCAAGAGGCGAATGTTTCATTATTGGTATTTACTTGAGCGTCATTACCTATGGCATAACCTGTAGAGTTAAAAGCAGATATAGTTTGAGTGTCTGTATATTCTTGTTGGGTAAGGTCAGATGACAAAAACTTACCTACACCTCTAACGGTATCTATAAGTTGATGATAACCTGCTGAACTCATAGATCTGCTTTTAGTCCAAACCAAACCACCTTCGCCATCAAGGTCAATTCCGTTAGTGATTGTTTGTGCTGCACCCGTCCCAGTATACAAATAAGTGCTGAACACATCTTCTACTTCAAGGGGTTTAACCAAAGTGTTAGCCGCTTGGCTCATTACTGTCTTAGTATTACTCATGCTATGTCACTCCCTGCAAGTTTGCCGTAGTATGACGTACCGCCATCTGTTGTAACAAACGCATATACTTCTTTAGATGCTGTCGCTGTTGGTGCTGTACCACTAGGCCACTTCACTGAGCTAGGCCATGTTAGAGCATAGCCACCAGAGTTGTTTACTTCTACAGAGAAACCTGTGGCATTACCTGATGCTGGTGGGTTGCTAAAGAGTATGTCCGTTGCAGCACTGGGGGTGAAGCTAAATGTGTGGCCTGTAGATAGGTCTAGGGTTTGTGTAGGTACAACAGCACGAATAGCCATGTAAATGTAGGTTATACCACTACCGTTAACTATCCCAAAGTTTGCCTCTGGTTGAAAACCTGTTGATGTAAACTTTACATAGTTTGATGACGCTTCGGGATCACTAGCACTAGGTAAAAGTCTTGGATCATTACCACCATCAACTACCCCTCTAACACTGTCTACTATCCACCAGTCACCCGAAGAGGAAGCAGCTTTTACCATTAGCCAACTAGGTTCCCACCCAAGGTTTATTTCTGGCCCTGTAGCTGATCCATTCCCTGTATAACTGCCGCACTTAATATCACTATCAGAGGCGGTATCGTGGGCGAATAGGTAGGCAACGTAGGTTCTACCGTTTGCATTAACACCTGCGTTATCCCCTACCGTAAACTGAGTTGTAGTGGGTGCTGTATTATTCCAGTATGCTCCGTTAGCAGCAGCAGCGGCGGATGTATTTAAAAAGCTAGAGTGCGTTGCACCTGTTTCTATGTGGTATACATACCAATCATCTGCATGACTAGTACACTTAACGAACATACTACCCACAGTCCCACCTAAACTGTGATTCACTGTAAGTCCAGAAACACCATCCCCAGTATATGTAACAACATCAAAGAACTTAGCCTGCTTCTTGAATGTCCACGATACAAAGTTTTCTCCACTTGTGTTCATCTTTAAGGTGGATGAACCCATAGTAAATCCGTCAGAGTTATAAGACGTAATAGTAGTAGCGTCTGCATCCTCAGCAATATTTAGATTAGAAAATAAAACTTTGCCTGTACCTCTTTCAGTATCAGAAAGAATATGGTTTCTAGTTGATCTACTTTTTGCCCAAACCAAACCGCCGTCATTAGCAAGGTCAATACCATTAGTAATAGTCTGTGCCGAACTAGTACCAGTATACAACGTAGTACTAAACACACCGAAAGGCCCGTTAGACCCAGCAGTATCAACGCCACTATTTTGCAAGTATCGTTTGGCACTTAAGCCATTCTTTATCTTAAAGTTCTTATCGTTAGCCATTCCTTCACCTTCCAGATTAGCTTAAGTTGTCAGCGGTTTTTACACCGACATAAGAAGTACCACCATCGTCAGTACTAAGTGTAAATACGTCTGTCTCACCTGTAGCTGGTGCTGAGGGTGCGATACCACCTGCCCATTCAATAGAGCTAGGCCATGTTAGGTCTAAGTCTGATGCTGCACGGATAGCCATGTAGATGTAGTCATAAGAATCGTTAACTCTGCCACTAGAGCCAGTTATCTTAAAGCCAGTAGGAAGAAGATCAACACTATCGTCTGCACTTTGACCGTAATCCTCTGCTGCTGTATCGTTAGGGAATAGCGCAGGGTCACCACCACCTGTGACGATGCCACGTTGTGTGTCATAGATAACCCAGTTTTCACCCGCAGGTCTAGTTGCAGCCTTAATGAGTAACCACTGAGGTTGCCACCCTAAGTCGATCTCAGGGCCATCAGTAGAGCTATTACCAGTATAACTACCGCACTGGATAAGACCATCTGCTGCATCATCATGTGCGAAGAGGTAGGCTACGTAGCTATCGCCATTGGCGTTTAAGTAGCTATCTGTGCCTACCGTAAACTCTGTTGATGTCGGAGCGGTGTCGTTCCAAGGATTAGTCTGGTCTACCCTCGCCCCTGCTGTATTCAAGTATAGGCGATACTGCTCTGGATTAGTAGCATCTACACCTCTATGATAAACAGTCCAGTCCGAAACACCCCCTAAACTTGCGCCAGATACCGCTTTAACAATAATACACCCAACTTCACAGCCAAGGTTATGGCTTATAGTTCTAGCAGAACCCGTCCCAGTGTAAGTAACAACATCAAAGAACGAGGGTTCCTTCTTGAATGTCCAAGATACGATATCAGAGCCACTGGCGTTTAGATACGAATCATTCCCTAGAGAGAACCCATCAGAGTTAAACGCAGAGATAGCGTTAGCACCGTTTTGTATTGGGTCTGTGTTGTTCGATGACATATAGTTACCTACAGTATGCTCAGTATCACTTAGAGCATGTCCGTATGTAAAGTTTCTACTTTTAACCCAAACCAAACCACCATCACCAGCCAAGTCAATATCATTAGTGATAGTCTGTGCTGCACCCGTACCAGTATACAACGTAGTACTAAAGTTCTGTGCTACCTCAGCAGTACCACCAGTAACCTCTAGCTGAAACGACTGCACATCCCCAGCATTACTGATAGTGTATGTGCTTGCACCACTGGGGGTATCAGCGAAGTAGTTACCTGTAGCTAAGTCAATGTTGTTATTCGTAACAGTACCAAGTGTGACCTTAGTAGGGCCACCAACTTCTACAGCGTTCTTTAAGAGAAAGTCTTTATCGTTAGCCATTACTTAGCTCCATCAATAGCGAGGACACCTTGGTATGTACTACCACCGTCACGAGTGTTGAATGTTACTACGTCTGTCTCACCTATAGCGGGTGACGTAGGTGCTGTACCACTAGGCCATTCTATTGCTGTGTCGTAGGTGATGGTTGCTGGTGTAGCTGTAGAGTATTGATAGACAGCGCCATTAGCATTGCCTATAACATACATTTTAGTACCGTCTGATTTAAAAGCAACACCACGGGGGTCCGTATCCTGACTAGCTACACTAAAACTAACACTATCATACGAAGCTGTGGAGAGGTTAAAAGCTGTGGAGAGGGTGTACTGAAAAACAGTGTCATTAGCTTTACCTACAACATACATTTTAGTACCATCAGTGTTAAACTGAACACCACGGGGGTCTGTTTCCTGACTAGCTACACTAAAACTTACACTATCATAAGAGGCCGTACTTAGATCAAAAGCGGTGCTTAAAGAATACTGATACAATAAGTCAGAGAGAAAACTTACAATATAGACTTTAGTACCTATGTCATTAAAAGAAAACCCAGAAGGGCTAGACTGACTAGCTACACTAAAACTTACACTATCATAAGAGGCCGTACTTAGATCAAACGCAGTAGAAAGTGAGTATTGATATAGTGCTTGGGATGTGTATCCTGCAATATACATTTTAGTGCCATCATTGTTAAAAATAACATCAGTAGGAGAAGTATCCTGCCCCGAAACATTAAAACTTACGCTATTATAAGAGGAGGTACTGACATCATAAGCAGTAGAAAGGTTGTACTCAAACACACTCTGGTTTGCGTCACCTATCACATACATTTTAGTCCCAACGCTATTAAAAGCTACCCCTGTAGATTCAGGCAACTGAGAGTTTACACTGAATGAAGTGTCACTATAGCTAGCATTAGCAATATCATATCCAGTATTACCTGCACCACCACTCAACAACAACGTAGCACCACTCACAGTACCACTATCAGCAGGGTTGCTGAGGGTTACTTGTACGTCTGACGTTGGGGTGTAGTCAAAGACTGAGCCAGTGGATAGGTCTAGTTGTGCTGTAGATAGGGCGGTGGAGTATTGGAATACGGTGTTGTTGGCATTACCGAGAACAAACATCTTTGAACCCGAGGGATTAAAAGACACTCCCCCTGGTACAGAATCTTGTGATGCTAGTGAGAAGTTTGTACCACTATAACTAGCTGTAGTAATATCAAAACCTGTAGATAAATTATACAAGTAAACACTGTCTGTAGTGTTATCAGAAACTATAAGTTTAGTGCCATCTGAGCTAAAGTCAAAACCTAAAGGCGCAGCAGCCTGTGAAGAAACAAGTAAAGAATTATTGCTATAACTAGCTGTGGATAGATCGTAAGCAGTAGAAACGGAATACTCATAAATACGATTATTAGCTCTGCCTAATAAAAAGAATTTTGATCCGTTACTGTTAAACCTACACTTGTCAGGCTGCGTATCAACACTAGAAGTAGAGAACACCTGAGTACCACTTCCTAAAGTAGATACATCAAAAGCTGTGCCAAAAGTATACTTGTGTACAGCATCTCCTGTATTGGCAGATATGTAAAGAGTAGAGCCATCTGGGGTTATAACAAAACCACTTTCTCCATTAGCAAACGAGTAACTTTTACTTGCATAACTAGCAGTGGATATGTCATAAGCAGTAGAAAGGGCGTATTGATAAATAGTGCCTCCGTTAAAGGAACTCTGAGCGTACATCTTTGTACCACTATCAGCAAAACCAAAATCAAACATAAATGAAGATTGGCTAGACACACTAAAATTAACACTGTCATAACTAGCACCAGCTAGGTAATAACCCTCATTACTAGACACAACAGTACCCA